GGTTGAGCTTTTACTTTACCCATATCCATTATATCACCAGCAATACCTGCGGCAGATTCAGAACCGTCTCCCATTTTTGCAGGAACTTCAGTAGCATCCTTAAGATCATCAGCTTCACCTTTTACTTCAGTTGTAATCTTTTGGTCTTTAGTAACTAATTCTTCGCCTTTTGATTCAGGTTGTACTTTTACTTTACCCATATCCATTATATCACCAGCAATACCAGCAGCAGTTTCAGAACCGTCGCCTTTTTCTGCAGGAATAGCAAGGCCATCATCACCAGCTTCTTCATCAGCAATTTCATCACCGGTAACTTTAGTAATTACTTCACCTACCGCTTCTTCTACAGCTTCTTCTTCAGCCTCTATTTCTTCTTCTTCTTCTACTTCTTCTTCATCATACGATTCAGTTACAAAATTTGAAAAAGACATAATTCTTGATTCATCTTTCTTTTCTTCTTCTTCATCATATTCAGCATCTTTCTTTAATGCATCAATTTCGGAGTCATCAGATTTTACAGCTCCTTTATAATGGTCAGCCTTTTCTTTGTCATCTTCAGAATCAACTTTCTTATCACCTTTGTCTTCTAACTCATCTCCTTCTTTTTCATCTTCCATTCCTTTATCTTCATCATCCTCAGAAATAGCATCGGCAGATGCAGCAACAACAGAATAGTCTTCTTTCTCTTCATCATCATCGTGATATTTGACATTCTTATTTATTGTAACTTCTTTTTCTTTAATGAAATCTTCGAAAGCCATAATTCTTTTTGTAGCAGCCGGAGTTTCCTCTTCTTCAGCAGCAACCTCAACACCTTCCTCATCTTCAACTTCATCAGCTTCAGCAGGAACCTCAGCGGTAATTTCAGGATCATCAGATACCTTATCACCTGCCTTATCTTCTACATCTTTAGGTTCGCCTTTAGCTAATACTTCATCTTCAATATCTTTTGCAGAGTCTTCTTCAACTTCATCAGTTTCAGCAACTTCACCATCGGTACCAACTTTATCTTCATCTTTATCTTCTTCAGATTCTAATGATTTAGGTTCACCTTTCTTTTTAACTTCATCAGCTATATCTTCGGCTCTATCTTCTTCAAGTTCATCCTCAGAAATATCGTCCTTTGGTGAAACATCTTTTAATAAACCTTCTAATTTAGTTAAAAGATTTTTTTCTTTCTTTAATTCTTCGACACTTTCGTAACCCATCTTTTTAACTAGATCCATTACAGCATCATGATTTGGGTCAGCCGATTCATTAATTGAATCATCAGCTTTAGCCATCAGTGAAAACTTTTTAATTGGTTTCATTATAATTATCTTTTTTTGATTCTTTTTTTATATATCCATCTCTCATGAGAAAGATATTCTATATTAATACCTTACATTTTGTACCTCAAAAGGAAACTTTTCTTCCTTGTATATTTTTCTTCTTTCCATACCGTGTCTATAGATATAATTTACCCAGTCATGATCATCTACTTTATATCTAAAATCGTCAATGAAGTCATATATTTTTACAACATCTTTGGCTTCATGTTTTCTTAAACCTCTACCTATTGACTGTCTGATAATTACTTCTGATTTAAATGATTCAGTAAAGAAAATGTTATGAATGTTTTTAATTGAAATACCTGTTGAGAATGTTCCGTATGATGCTACAATAATAACATCATCATTCTTTTCCATTCTCTTTTTAAACTCTTCTCTAAAATCAGACTTAACAGAACCGTCAACATAATAGACTTTTTTATCTGTTATTGTTCTAAGCTTTTGATATAGTTTTTCACCGTATGCTATTTTATGAAATAAGACTAATGAGTTGGATGTTGATTTTTTAATTACCTGACAAACGAAGTCTAGTCTCTTTTCACTTTCGTTAATAAAGTTTTGTTCTAAACTAAATAGCTTTTGTCTATCATACGGATTTTTAGACAGAGATGAGAATGCTTCTTTTTGTGCATCGGTTGCATATTCCATGTGGATCTGTAAAACTTTACATTTTGCAATATGACCTTCTTCCTGTAAATGAGCAGCCTTTACTTGAGTTACTAGTGGGCCCATTGCCGACATTAAACTAAGTCTATTTACAGTTCCTCTTTTAGGTATAGTACCACTTAAACCAAATCTATAATCACAGTGCCAACATTTATCCATTATCTTTTGGATTGAATTTGCTTTTGCTTTATGAGTTTCATCTACAAATACTGCATCAAATTGGCTAAAGTATTCCTCGTCTTTTTTAGTTAATGATTGATAAGTACCTATAACTATATTAGAACTCTTTCTTAGTTTAACTCCTGCATAAATTTGTTGAATCTTAATAGGTACTCTGCCTTTATTATATTCTTCAAAATCTCCACTCGCCTGAACTACTAAACTTACATTAGGCACGATCATTAAGATTTTCTTTTTGCCTAATTGTTCCATCATATAAGCAACCACCATAAATGAAATTAAAGTTTTACCTGCAGACGTTGCCAATTCAGCTAAACACCTTCTATATTTTAAAATTTTAATTGCAGCATCAATCTGATAATCTCTAGGTTTAATTTCAGACTTTGCAAAAAATTCATCTACCCAACCTCTAAACATATCTTCATCTATCGAAGTATCAAAAATATCAGTTATGCCATTTAGTGTAAATTGATAATCATATTGTTTACAGATGTCTATAACTTCTTTCCATAACCCTGCCGGAATTTTATTTCTTTTAATAAACGAAATATTACCATCCCATACCTTTTTCTTTACTAAAGGGTGGAACCGCCAACCTTCTATTTTCTTAGTAAGACTAGATTTTAACTGTTCATATTCCAATTCGGTACATGAATCAATTACTAAAAACTTTTTATTTTCAGACAGAGATAGTTCCATTAAAATTCCTTATCATCTAAGTTTATTCTGTTTCTTATTGCAAATGCCATGTTATCTAAAGTCTTAATACATTCATAGTAATAATCTATATGTGATTGTAACATGTCAATCTGAGTTTTTAAAGAAGACAGATCGGCTTTTATAAATTGATGCTTTTCGCCATTAGTTAGTTTAACATCATAGTTAACTGAATACTCTCGATATTGGTTCTTATAATACCTGTCCCAAGTAGCATTCCTTTTATATATGGTGGTCTTAAAATCAGTTACTTTGTCTAATAAGATTTGCCGGTATGAAAGCATTCTTACTTGGCACTCTGCTAATTCATTCATGTTTTTTAGCTTAGAAACAAGATCTTTGATTTTTGCTTTCCAATCATTCCTATCAGAACCTAATCTAAGTTCTAATTGTTCATTAGCCTCTTTTATTTGTGTATCATCAAATGCCATTAAAATATTCCTTTATCGTTATTAATCTTTTTGTACTGCTTAATCTTTGGCTGAAACCTTTTCTTAGGTTGCGGTAATGTAAAGGTTGTTTTTACATCATCAGTTTTAATCTTTTTAAATTTAGTAAATAATTTAAGCTTCTTTTTAGAGATTGCTAAATCATTATAAAAATCATCAAATTGTTCAGTCACAAAATTGTTGTAATTTTTTATCATATAAATATAAGATCTAAATGATTGTTTGTAAAATATTTATCCAACTCATGCAAGCACCCTGTTCTATGTTTAAATTCATACTTAACTAAGTCATTTAAATCCTTTACCTTTTTTGAAGGAATATTAAAATCCTTTAAAAACTTTTGCCACATAAAAACAGTATTACCTCTTTTTAGTTTTTGGATCATTTTTGATTTACCTTCAATATCATTATCAAAGAAATATCTAACGGTAGGTATATCATCAAAATCCAATATTTGTTTTTTAACACCAGTAAGACCAATGGTATTTGACATAAAGAATGAATCAATAGGACCTTCAAATACCGTGAACTGTCTACTCAAATCTGTTGTTAGTATACCGAAGATCATTGATATTTTGTTTAAAGAATCTAGTTCTTCTTCAGTTATATTTAAAGGTTTTTTAAGCCTGTCATATATTCTTTCTATATTCCATGTTTTATATTTAGGACCGCTATTATCATCTAATGCTCTAACTTGAAAACCTATAATGTTTCCTTTGGAATTAAGATTAAATACATATAGTTCTTTTCTTCTTGGGTCATAACCGAATCTTTCAGTTTTATGATGAAGTAATCTACTTTTTAAATAAGGGTATGCTCGGTATGTTAAACTATTTATAGGATACACATTAAAGCCTAAAGCAACCTCATCAAATGTTAATGCTAATTTATTAGCCATTTCAAATAAATGAAATTCTAAACTTTCTCCTAAAGAAAAGTTTTTTCTATTTTCTTTAATAAAATTAATTACATCTATACGATCTTCACCTTCAAAGTTTACATTATGATCTTTAAGAAAAACATCTAAACTTTCATGAGCAGAGCAGTTATAACAATGAAACTGTAAATTGCTCCAGTATAAATTTCCTCTTTTCTTTCTAGGACTATCTGTTGAATCTCCACAATATGGACATGCAAAATTTAATCTTTCTTTACTTTCTAATAATCTTCTTTTTTCTGGATGAGAATGGTTAGTATGAAGAACTCGGACCACCTTATCGATGATCCGAGCTTTCATTTCAGAAGATATTATTACTTCTGTTGCCATACTATTAAAGATCTAAACCATTAATGAAATCATCGAAATCATCTCCTTTAGAAGAATCTTCAGTTTTAGTTGCAGTTGGTGCAGCAGATCCTGCAGCTTCATTTACCGCCGATACAGCGGCTGCTACTTTTACTGGTTCTGGTGCGTCTTGCTTTTTAGTAACAGTTTCAATAGAAGATCCTGGGTTACTAAATTGAGAAAGTACACCCATTACTTTATTTCGCTGTTCATCATTCCAAGGACGGTAATCAAAGTTTGCTAACTCTGGTGCATCCTTAATAAAATCAAGAATTGCAGTTCTACCTGCGTCATCAGAAGTTACTGCTTCTTCGTTAATCGTCATAGCGGATTTACTTCCTTGAAATTTACAAGAATCATAGTTAGGATAACCACCTTTCTTAGAAATTACTAATTCAAAATTCTTTCCTTCAAACGGATCGAATACTTGAGTAGGTTCATCAAATTGTGGATTTAATTCCTCATCAATTTTGGTTTTAATCTTATAACCAAATTTCATGATTTTAACTTGTCCTTCTAAATCTCTGTTCTGTGGATCTTTTACGATTTGCACTAATGCATAAAATACTTCTCTACGCTTCAGTCCTTCTGACATCTTTTTATCTACAGCAGATTCAGAATTTCTAAGTTTAAAGAACATGTCTTGTACTGCACATTTCTCTCCAACTGTTGAAGGTGAATCTACGTAGAAGCCGTTGCCATCTCTATCTTCTAACCAATAGACATATTTACGAACGAAAGGTTTACGTGGGTTTTTTACATTAGGAAGAAACCTAATTAGTGAACGGTAAGTACCGTCAGTTCCCTGGTCGGGTTTTGGTGTGTACAGATCGCTACTTGGTGCGGGTCTGTCTCCAGTGTCAAGGTCCTTGACGCTTACACTGAAAATGTCGAATTCATTTGCCATTTTAATTGCCTTTTTATTTTTACTTTGTTATTAATTGTGGATATAACGCAGCTCTGCCTATTTTTAATTTGCCCGGGTATTGCCAATATACTTTGCCTTGTTATATGCCTGTTTATAAGTCGCTGAATAATATCAGTTCCTTTGTTTATTATATATTCATATCTCTATTTAGTTTCAGTCTAAATAGAACTTTTTTATTGTATAATAGCGGTTACATCATTTTCTCTGATGCTGAATATGGTATTGCCATCATATTTAAACTCTGTGCCTGCTAAGTCGTGGAATAGTACTCGTGATCCTACTTTATAATCCGGATCTTCTATGTCACCGCCTACAGAAATGATAGTACCTGAATATGGTGGTGCATACTGACCTTCTGTTTTTGGGACATATATGTTACCGATTTTTTCTGGTAATTCATCTTTTTTAATAAATATTCTATTTTTTATCGCTTTTATCATAATATTCTGAAACTAAGTTCTGGTTTCTATATATAAAATATACTAAATTAAAGAAAGAGAAGTATGTAATTACTAGTCATTAAAGTATTTAGTGGTATTCTATGTATTAAGTTTTTAATGACCACCCTTTTTCTTTATTTGCATTTAATATAAAGTACGCATCTACAAGGTCATCTATTGGTTTAGGGATCTTTTCTGTAAAGTCTTTACCTTGAGTCCATTTCCATAATTTAGTTTTCCTTAAATCTTTATCGTTAAAAACATCGTCTTGGAATGCTTTAACCATATAATGTTTATTTGCATTACCTTTACCTGCTAATTTCTTAACATGTGATGGCTGGTAAATTGAAATATTTTCTACACCCCAAGAATTTACAATTTCATTTCTTAAGAATGTATTATACTGAACAATGTCAATGAATGAATTCCCTTTTGATCCATACGAAAAACCTTCTAGTGCAATCTTATGGTTTTCTGTTCCATATAATGTTATTAAAATATTTGAAATTAAGTCGGCTATGTTTTGACCATCTGTGAGTTTTTCTCTTTCCCTAAGTAAAAAGTCCTTATCCTTTACTTGTCTATAATAAGGAAACCCTAATATTGTTTTATCGTCCATTAATTCTTTATGAACCGAAAAGGACTTCGGTATCTTTCTACCTTCTTCATCCCATATTCTATTACCGTAATTAAAGAATGTAATAAATGTGTATTTGCCTTTATGGTCCTGTGTACATGTACCTGGACTATTAAGAGAAAAATCTATACCTGAGTAAATCAATTATAATGGATTAGAGTCTTTTACCTAATACTGCTCCTAATGCAGCACCGATTAATCGACTGGTTAATAAATCATACAAGGCTCCTTTTTGAATACCTAGTACTTTTGCAATAGCCTTTCCTACAGATTTACCTAAAGCAAAACCGGTAAGACCACCTAAAACAGATCCTAATATACCTTCATTAATTATTTCCTCCATAATAACCTCTAAGTCTTTTCCGTTATTATGTTCCTCCATAATTCTATCTACTGCATTATCAATTGCAGTTTCTTGCTCTTCTGTTAAATCATAAGATTCGTTTAATAGATTTTGGATATCTATAGATTCATTATGGCTTTCAGTAAGGTAATCTTTAAATGTTTTCATTGCTGTTTCTATTTGTTTATATATTAAGTAAGATTAACTACAGTTTCTAATAAGTTATAGCTAAAGTCAATATCAAATGTTTGAAATTCTATCGTGTTACTTGAGAAGTTTAAATCCAATGCACTAACACCAGTAAAAATCATATCCTTTAATTGGCATGTAACAAAAATATTGCCATTACCATCAATCATTTGTAATCCTACTCCTTCTGGTACAAACGGATTTTTTCCACTTTGTTTATAATAATAATCAAACACCTCAATAGCCATCCAATAATTAACCCAACCATCAAACGCTTGCATTGT